AAGTAGGTTCGTTACAGTTGCGGCAAAGTCCGGGTCCTCATTTAGTGCCAGTGCTATTTCCTCTAATGTGTCTAGTGCTTCCGGCGCAGCCCCGATAATGTCTTGTATCCTCTGCAGAACTTCATCCTTTGTGAATACTTCTTCCTTCTTATATACCTTGTTTAGCTCCGTGTCCATATAGGTTTTGCTAGCTTTGGTTTCTTCAAGGTTTGTGGTCCTGATTTCAAGATTGTTTATGCTAGCATCGGTGGCTGCTTTATAATTGTTTAGATTTTTGATAGTATCGGCCAATGTGTTTTGTACCTGGTTTATGTCCTCCGCCTCAACCTGGTCCCCCTGGCTTTCATAGGTGATATAGATTTTTTCGCTTTCAGAAAATACTTTTAGGTATGTCTTCCATGGCGTTTCAGACGGTGTGGAAATAAAAAAGTTATCTACCTTTGTACCAGTGAAATTAGGTCCAGTGTAGATAACTATGCTTTCGTGGCTAACATTGTCGTGTTCCAGGTATCCTTCCCACTTACCGTCTTGAATGGTCTTCTCTTCCTCTATGACATAGAAGCCTTCTTGCTTCTTATTCAGCTTCTCGACAAACAATCTACATCACCTCCAGCTCTACGGAGAATACAGGGATTTTTTCTTCTTCAATTTCCACGTTTTGCATTTCACCATTAAGCTCTAAATCTGCATAATCTATCACCCCAGGGGTATCGAACAAAAGCTTTCCTACATAAGCATAGCTGATATAACTATCTTTAAATATTAGGTCTTTTCTGTACTGCTCTAGTGCTTGCATGAACGCATTTTGTATCGCTTGTATGCTATAACCTGGGCTAAATCTTACTTTAGCAGAAACGGTAATATCTAATTTTGTTGGGCTATCAACCGTTACGTTAGCCCCTATCGGTCTGACCTTTTCAATGTGTTCATATACGGGTTGTTCAAGAGTTTCATCTATTTCTTTGTTGCTGTCTACTATTAGTACTTTTACAGTACCGGGTCCATTCCACAATGGAAACACCTTTGCATCGCCCACACCAGGCACTTCTAAAGCCCACTGCCTATAATGGTCTGCATTGCCACTTGTGGCTGGTCTTTGAAGGTAAGTTAAAATCCTTAAACGGAAATTTTCATCTGTTTCTTCATCTTCTCCACTCACAATAATGTCCGCCAAAGTAGCAGTCACGCCACTCACATTATCTATATTTTCAAGCTCCCCGGTATACTGGTTACCTATCTCCCCCGGCTGTTCGCACTCGGCTTTGTATTCTGTATCGGATATTTTCTCTGTGATGACATATGTTGTCCCTTCCAAGCCCCATCTAGTTCCTATATCTACCGGGCCTGTAGTTTCGATTTTTCTCACTGCTTTGATTGCTGGCTTTCTTTCAAGCCCATAATCAGCAGCTTTGCGGTCCAAAAACTCACCAACGGCAGTGCCTGCAAAGAATAGATCTACATAATTACTGAGCTGGAAATATGTTTGTGCTAAATGATAAGCGCATGGGGCAAGGGCATCGTAAATAACCGAACCGGGGCGTTTATCTATATCGTTTGGTATCCTTTCTAGCATGTCATTGAGTATATTTTCAAACGTCATATTCTCAAACATTATATAGTCACCTCCTGTGAAACCATGAGGTTGCCGAATATGCTGTGCACATCGAAGGTGCACTTTATTGTGTCGCCGGCAACCTCAAACCTGAAATTGTCTACTTCGGTGATCCTATCATCTTGTAGGAGGCATTCCCGAATGCGGCGTTTTAACTCTATCTGGACATAAATAGGGTCTTTACCTAGCAAACTTTCAAGCTCGATGCCATAATTAAAGCTATATATCGGGTACTCATACCTTTCGGTATTTAGCATCTTATATATAGCTTGCTTTAGTGCATCTAATCCATCAGTAAAGCCTTGTATTTTATAATCTGATATTTTATAAGTCTTACTTGTTTCTATCTCATCGCTAATTATCAAATCATCATCAATAAGCTCTTGAGGTATCATTCATAGATCACCTCCAGGATGTAAAACTGCTGCCCGCCATGATTACGAAGCAACCTGACCTTTTGTCCAGTTGTAAGAGATGATTTCTGATTGCCAGTAACCAATTCCATGGGTATGGTCAATTTATCGCTTACTTTAATGCCATCATTCACTACTGTTCCAAGCATGAAAGTACAAAGCTTCTCATTGTTCAGATAGTTTTTAACGATTTCCTTTATTTCATTTATCATAGCATCACCTCTAAACTCATGGTGTGCACGGGTATAAACTCATGAGTTACTGATTTCACAATTAATCTCTTATTTAAACTAATATCTTCTATCCTGCCGTAAAAGCTGTTTCCGGCTCTTACTCTTGTATCACCCAAGCAGTTTAATGTTAATGTTTCCACTTCTCTGTTGTATAACCGTAAAAGTGTGTCAGCTTTTGCCTGAGCTTGTGAAGGGTTAGCATTGTTAAGTGTTTCAAAATATTGGAGTAGACCGTATTTAGTTATTGATTTATCATCTTTTGCAAAAATGAATTGATCGTCAATTGCTGTTTTAGTATCTCCAGGTAAATATATCTTTATCATGTTATAAAAATCATCATCAATTGATTTTTCATGCTCATAATCGTAACAGAGACTTTCATCGCCTAAAATTAAATTAAGTGTTAAATCTTCTAAGTTTCTAATAGTGATGCTACCAAATTCGTCTCTTAAACAGTACCATTTTCCTGTGTTTGTAAGTGTATCGCTTATTGCTGTATAAATAGTATCAAGCCAAGTATTGCCATCTTGCACTCTTGTAGGGAGCTTATATCGAGTATCAGTCAATATCCCTTTTCTTAGATTAAAATAATTGCACATTCTATTTACTAAAGTAGTTATCGTATCATTTTTTACTACTATAGTGTCCTTTGCTTTACAGTATCTTAATTGGTCATATGCAGTTATTGTAATCTCTTTACCTTTATTTCTGCCAACTTTAAATACAATGCCGTTAAAAATATCTGCGCCATCATATTTAAATCTTACCGGACTGCCATTTTTAATAATTAAATTATCATCTATATAAGAAAATTCAAGCTTGCTACATCCATCATTAAGCTTATCTGTATATGATATGGACTTCACAAGCTCACTTATTTCATACATTTTTTCATCGATTTTAACCAAGAACTCTATCATGGTATCACCAACTTTTGCCCAGGATAGATAAGATTAGGATTTTTTATTATATTTTTATTAGCTTCATATATTTTTGTATATTTAGAGCCATCGCCATAATATTTTTTTGCAATAGCCCATAAAGTGTCACCTTGTTGCACGACATATGATCCAGTACTTTTGGGAGACGCATTTGACGTAGATGTTTGTACTTTCGTTGACGCAACTTTTGCTGACTGTGAAGATGTGGTTACAACATATAATTTCTTACCATATTCTCTATACTCAACTAATTTAAAGCTTACATATTTATCTCCTTCTTCTCCGGCTTTCTCAGTTATAGTTAGTTCTTCAATTAATACAAGAGTATTTATATCATCACTAATTCCATTACTGGCTATAAACCGTACAGGTACTTTTCTCTGTCTCCACTGTTCAAAGAGTCTTAAATAAAAATCCGCATCTTTATACCTTTCTGAAGTTTCAACATAGTGCAGAGGATTATGGGGAAATTCACACTCAAAACTATATTCCTTCAGTTCTACATGCATAGGTACTGCAATTTGGCCTAATTTCAGTATCTCATATTTTTCAATTGCCTGAGTACTTGATACTTCTATCTCTTCTGGGTTAGTTGGGAGCCTGTAAGTTATATCATCCTTATCAAAAAACACTGAATAATTACTCATATCAATATGCCCCCTCTGCTGCCATTGCTATCTCTTCTCGCAGTATTTTCCTAATTCTTGCTGCAACTTTATTGACATCTGCTTCTTCATGGACATCCCCGAACTGTACAGTAGTCTGTGGTGCTAAGGTTACAGTCGTAAATTTGTTTATATAATCCCTTTCAGCAATATCACGTAGATATTTGAGATCCTCATCTGACATCTCGACTTCAACAGCATTATTATCACCTGTACCTTCCACAGTCAACGGGGTATTATACTTATTTGGATCATATTCGAATGGATTATTTATAGCATCTTTTAGTTCCTTTGAATATTTTTCATACGTATCTTTGAGCCATCCAGTCAAAGTAAAATCCTTTATTTTATCACTTGCATAATCTACTATTTTATCAAATCTTTCTGTATTTAAAGTTTTTAAAGGATCAATTTTTGCTTTCTCTAAGGAGCTATTGACCAAATCAGCCGATACGTTTATAGCTCTGTAAAAGTCACTTGCAACTTTATCTATAAGTTTACTCGTGTTTTTGCTTGTAAATTTGACATCAATGGTCTTTTTCCCGAAAAACTTAGCTACTGCATTATAGGTAGAAATTAAATCATTTAAAGGTTTAAGTATTGGCTCAAATGCAGATATTATCGCTTTTGCTGTTGCGGCTGTAATAGCCACTACGATAAGCATACACTTTCTATAAAAGTTATTAAACTTCTTTATATCATCTATAACATGATTCCATACCTCAGCAAGCTTATTATAGATAGTTACATATGCATTATATGCCCTTACCAAAGTCTTCGCATTATGAGCCCATAACTTCGTCCAGAAACTACGAAAGCCTTCGCACTTTTCCCATAAAATCACGAATATAGCTATTAATACACCTAGTAAAATTATAATTATACCAATTGGATTAGCTGCTTGTGCAAGATTCAACGCCCATTGCGCCAATTGTACAAGTACCAGAGCACCTCTTACGTGCATTAATACAGTCCGGAAATATAACCAAGCTGCAGCTACTCCAAAAATAATAGGAGCTAGCTTACCCCAATTTTTGCTTATAAAGTTAAATAATTTAGATACACCTTCCACTGCCTTTACTGCAACATCTGCTATTGTTGCTAAACCAGAAATAAATCCATTAATAAATTTCTGAAAATCTTCTGAGTTAATTAAATTGCTGATTTTTTTCATCACAGGCCTAAATGCTTTTAGAGCTCCGTTTTTAATTTTATTCCATATATCAGCAAACGTCATAGGCATTTTTTCAAACTTTTTATTTATATCATCGGCAGCCGCAAACATAGCATTTTTAATTATATCTGCAGTAATAGCACCTTTAGAAGAAAGTTCTTTAAGTTCTGCTTTTGTTTTGCCCATATATTTTGCTATTGCCTCATATATCATTGGAGCATTTTCCATTATTGATACTAATTCATCACCTTGTAGCCTACCAGAAGCCATCGCTTGAGCCAATTGTCTCATTGCTGCTTGTTGTTCTGAAATACTTGCTCCAGCTATTTTAAATGATTTTTGAACAAGTTCAGTAAAAGCAACTAATTCATCGGTGTTCAATTTACCGTCCACAGAAAAGGCGTCACGTGCCATAAGACCCATTTTAGCAATTGCATCTGCCATATCTCCATAAGCACCTCTGGATCTGTTTGCAGCCGCAAATATTTTGTCCTGGAGTTTGGCCTGAGTTTGAAGGCCATCATTAATTAAAGCAAGCCTAGAAGCAGTATTTGTATACTCGTCTACAATATCCATCCCTTTTTTAATTGCTGCTAAACTAATAAATGTTTTAACTAATTTTCCTAATCCACTGCTTGCTGTATTTGCACTAGCTCCAGTATTTTCTAACTTTTTATTGAATTTATCTGTGGCCCCACTTGCATTTAATATTTTGTTTGTCGCTTCATCAGTCTTTTTATTAATTTTACTGATAGTTGATGAATAGCCATCAAATAATTTAAACATTGCTTTAAGGGTAGCCATTATCTTCTTCTGCCCCCCTTCTTCGACTTAATCCTGTTCATCTGTCTCTTTTCTTCTTCTATTCTTAACTGTATACTTGCATATATAAAAGCTCTTTCTTTGTCATCTATTAAATCATTGTTCATGCATTCGCCGGCTAATACTTTAGGTCTTATATGAAGTTTTTGAAGGGCAAAATGAGCCAGATTAAATTCGGCATCACCTTGCCTTATTCGTTTTTTACTTCCTCAATCTCCTCATTTATATCTGTATTCAAGCCACTTAATTCTTGTACTGCTTGAGCAAGCTCTGCAAACTCCCCAACATATAACATTGTTTTTAAAAGTTCTGCTTCTCCTAATACGCCGTAACTCTTCTGTAGTTCTGCATTTTTTAGGTCCGGGAATACTACTGCACTTGCAGTTAACTCTTGGATATAACCTGTTCTGTCAAATGTTTCATTACCTTTCTTGTCCCTTTTTGTATACTTTTTAATCAATTGCTCATTTTCTTTTTGTGTAACTGGTCTTATAACAAAAGGAACTGGCTTACCTTCTTCTTGAAATCTATTAGATACAATTACCTCTTTGTTTTCAACTTTTATTGGATTAAAAAAAGCTTTAAGCGTACTCATATTTTACATCCTCCTTAATAAAAAATAATTAAAGGAGCAGGTTCTAACCTACTCCTTAAAACCGGTAATTTACCGGTAATTTAAAGCTCTGAAGATTTACAATTTCGTCAAATGTGAAATCTGTGTCAAAAGTGATAGGATCATCAGAGCTATCATCAAGTATTGCAACAGGAACACTGCTTAATATTACATTTGACAATACCACTTCCTGTTTACCGACAGTGCTTTGAGGATCCTCATTCTTAACTTGTAATTTCAAACCTTTATAATTACCGGTTCTAAGATATTTTATTGCTTGATTCAGCATTTCACTATTCATAAAATACATTGTCAATGAGCCGGTTCCGGTAGCACCGACTACCTTATGTTGATTCTTCCTATGGTCTATCATTCGCCTTTCCTGCACAGTTAAATCTATCTGAGCAGTTAGAGCTGATATTTCAAATAATTCTCTGTTTTGACCATCTATAGTGATATAAGCCTTTCCTTCATGAGATGATATAGTATCCGATATATTTGTATAGTTTTCTGGCATGCATCATCCCTCCTCTTCATCATTAAGATAACGTAACTGTTATATAGATTTTCTCAACGCTATCAACAGGCTGTATATAGCACTCTATAACAACATCATCAGTATCTGTCCCAGGCAAAACTGTAACATCCTCAGGAGTAAAGTTTTGAATAGCATTCAGCCTCTGTAGTTCGTTGAAGTATTCAATCAAGGTAGATCTCAGCAGCGACCGACCATCTTCATTATTGTTAACCTTACCAATATAGTTACTCTCAAAAATATTGACAATATCATTATTAATACCGTCAATAGTTCTGATAACTCGATTCTTGGTAAATGCTTTATTCTTTTCAGCTGTAATAGTGGTTAATGAATTAATATCATATACTGCTGTTACATTCTGAGCAGTATCAACCTTAAAAATAAATTCACCGGCTGTTATAGCTTCTTCCATCTCAGTTTTAGTCAATCTGGGTATTACATCAACAGCTCCCTCATACTTTCTGCCGGTGTTTGATTGATTAATATTAGCTCCTGCTGTTATTCCTGCCACCCATGCTGTTGCTTGAGCTGTTGTTAATTCAGTTCCATCAGCCAGTTTTATACCTTGCGTTACATTAATAATTGCTTCACTGTCAGCTGCATAATCAGCTAGCACAGCTTGTACTTTAACTCCTTCTTCATCTCTCATAGCTTTTATCCACGTTGCGATAGTTTGTTTATTAGTATCATAACTTGTTCCTGTATAAGGATACACCAATACATTAAAAGCTACAGTTTCCAATACTGCTAAAGCCTGTTCTACGGCAGAAGTATTATGAGATGAGCCTAAGTTATACACAATAACTTTCTCTGCTCCCTTTAAAACTTCGTTTACAAGTAATTTGTCTGCATCTGTAGCACCTTCTGGATATTCACTTTGATCCGTTGTTGTAATTGTATACATCTCTCCCGCCGTACCTACACTCATTTCTTGTAGTAATGCAACAATGCCCCTGTCACCCGCTGTTATGGATAACGGAGCTTTGGTAAGAAAATTAATGTAGGCACCAGGAAGTATCTTATTTTGACTGGTCCACGTTCCTGCCATATTAACCCTCCATTTCTATCTTTATATTAGCTGTATCCATCTTATTAAATGTCTCTACCTTTATCTCCGAGTAATTAATATCAAATGTTATATGCAACACGTTATCTGTTATATTAGCCTGCTTATTCTGCACCCTAAAGCTGCCAATCAGGTCAAGGCCCCTCAACAAGTTTTCCTGAACTTCATAACAATCATTTTTTATCTCTGTAGGCTTTTTATCACTAAAATATGCTATATCAAAAGACAGCAAACTTTTATATTTATTGCTTATCCTTTTGCTATAATCTTGATCTGTGAGAGTTATTAAAAAAGATGGTTGTCTAAAGTTTTGAGGGATATCTTCGTCATAGACAGTATATCCTGGATGTAAATCCAACAGCTTATTCGCAATAGCTTGTTTAACATCATTTATCATGTCTCCGGTTCACCCTCTCCACTTCTTTTCTAAACTCTTGCTCAAGGGTTTTGTCAACTTTATGAACTGCCTTCTCAAGCATGAATTGACCCGGTACCCATCCAACAGTTCGTCCGTCACTTGTTACTATTCTATGGCCATAATTAACATATGGAGCATAATAAGCAGTATTAACAATACCTTTTTCTATACCTCTAGCAGTCTTAGTTGTTGGCGTAATAACCCAGCTTCTGCGCATAAAGCCAGTACGTGCCTTCGTGTTGCGTTTAGCAACAGTTAATCCAATATTAACAGCCTTATTTAAGCATTTGACATCAATTTTACTTATATCTCCAAACATAGCTTTAAGCTCTTTCCGAAACTTATTAATAGCAGCTCTGTTTGCTCTCATATTGCTATTCATGCTGTATCCACTCGTTTCACAGAAAATTCTTGATGGCCACTATAAAGAAAGCCTTCACCAACTTTTAGCATAATCTGTTTGCCGTTTCTTTGGGTAACGACAACTTCGTCACCTTCTCTTAAATCTGTATCAAGGCTGCAGAAAAGAGTATAGGAATTAACCAAAGTCGGTACTCCATCCTCACCTGTATCGGTTAAGCTACCTTTGCTATAATGGCATTTAACACCTGTATAAAGTAATTCTGGTTCACTTTTTGTAATCCCGTCTACTGTCTTATCAGCCCACCTATATATGTCCATTTTGTCCTTCCATAATCTTTTAAGCGGATTCATTTTCTTGTCCTCCTGAATTGCTGCAGGAATTTTTTATCGCTTTCAGATAGTCCATAGATGGTTTCCTTTGAGATGTGGTCTGTATCATAAGTAATTGATACATCCCCTTCTTTAATGGATTTAACATCAAAGACATTATCAGAGCCATTCTCATTTTCATAGTCAATAATTGCTTTCACTTTTCTCCGGATAAAAGGCTCTAATACCTCAGGAAGCTCTTTCAGATTACAGTAGTTTAAAGTTTCTTGGATAACATCAGAGATTATAAGATCCTGGCTTGTATCTGATATATCCAGATTAGCTTTCACTAAAGCCTTTAATTCATTATTGAGCACATTACCAACTCCCCGCTGTATAGGACATTGACTTTACTCAGCATCCTCGTTGCTATTAAGTTCTCTACTATCCTCTTTAAGCAGTTCCATAAGCTCAGCCTTAGTCGCTTTCTTATCATACTCAATACCTTTTTCATCAAGCATTGCCATCAATTCATTTTTAGTAGGTTCTTGAACTGCTTTCTTTTGCTCTTCTAAAGATTTCTTTTGGTTAGCTATCACACGATCATGTAACCTCCTTACTCTTCTCTCATATAGCGTCATATTATCCATTGAATGATTCTCTCCTTTCATTAAAAGAGAGGCTTGTTTAGCCTCTCTTTATGCAGTCTTGAATACAAATTTTACAATACGGATTTTCTTTGGCTCATATACTCTGGCCCAGTTAGTCCCGGTAGCTAACTCTGTAAGATTCGGGAATACTTTTGCAGTTCCGTTTTCCGGTTCGACCCATTTAACTCCACGTGGATGCAGTATAGATATCTTTCTGTTTACCAGAATATCTTCACCTGCTAATGACATGCCATTATGCACAACTTCAGTCTGCCTTATGTCTTTATGGCTGCCATTGCCCCATGCAATAGCACCTGCGCCAAACAGGTAAGCCTCCGATGCTCCTGTTTCAGTATCAAATGCAATAGAGTCATCAACAATTACTCTTTTACCCATGAAATAAGGGATTCTTACCTTACCTTGTGATTCTTCTACGTATTCAATCAAGTCATTCTTTGCCAGATAGGTTTCAGCAGCACTATGAATCATTACTCCTGTAATCAAATCCTTTGCATCTCCCATTTTTTGTATTGCATCCAAGAATGTTCTACCACTGATTAAAGCCGCATCTCCTGTCTCTGTGGTAATGTCATGAACTTTCTCCTTCATGTTAGATGCGTCAAAAATACCATCCAGAATAGACAACAGAATTTTCTGATACTGTCTGTTCCAATATGCTGCAAATAAATCAGCGATTGCACGCATTGGATCATCACCTGATAACATAGCAGAAAGCGCATTTGCACCAAAAGACTTCACAAAACCCAGCTTTCTAGCAACGTCTGCATTGGATCCAATGTTTCCAGGAGTATGCTCGCCTTCATCGTCCATTACTTCTGGGTCACCAGTAAGGTCTTCCCAAAATGGCATATTAATTAAAACGTTTGGCCCACTCGCCAACTCATCAAACTCTCTATTATTTTCCGCTATTCCACTCTGAATTAAAGCAGACAACTCCATTGTACGATTAATTGTATATGGAGTAAAAACTTCCGGTTCAATAACATCAGCTATTCTTGTTACTGGCATTAGTCACACTCTCCTTTTTTATTTTGTTTTAAGCATTTGCCATTAATTGTCGAGCAAGTTCTGGATTTTCCCTTAAAATCCTACCTTGCTCTGTTAAATTAAAGTGTTCTTTGCTCCATGGATTTTTCTGTCCTGATGGACTGCCACCGGTATTATTAGGTTCCTTACCTTTAACTGGTGGAATGAAAAGATCCTTGTATTGTTCTTTAATTGCTTTTAGCTGCTCATCAATGCCGGATATAGTCCCATCTGCATTGACCACTAATTTTGTCTTATCAAATTTAGTTATCAGCAGATCCGGATATTTAGTATCGGTCAGCTTAGCCTGGATTGCAGCATTAATGGTCATGTCTTTTATTTTTGCTTCATACTGTTCTTTTGTGGCTTTATTAGCTTCCTGAAGATCCTTGATGGTTTTCTCAAGCTCTTCATTACCTTTAACCTTATCTTGCAGTTCTTTAAGTTGTTTATCCCTTCCCTTAATCTGCTGTTCCAAATCCTTTTTTGTCTCGTTTATTTCATCAAAGCGGGCCTTAGGGATATACCCTTTAAGTTCTTCTTTATGCGCAGCCAAAACCTTTTCTGCCTGTTCCTCAGTTAATCCCATCTCAATTAGTTGTTCTTTTGTCATATCCATTCCCCTTTCATCTTCACTACGCTTTTTTTCGTGGTCGCTTCCACGAGTGTCTCGTTCTTTTACGCCTGCGATACCAGAAAGGCGGCATATAAAAAGGCACCTAACAAATCGTTAGGCACCTCGAGTATTAAGTGCAAAATAGACCCCGTCGCGTTTCACGACGCCCTCTATTTATGTAAGTGCTTATGTTATTATATCTGCTATTCCCTTAGCCAAATTAGCAGCTTTTTTCATAGATGAATTCTCCTCGAGATATTCAAGCCCCTTTAGTGTAATTCTTAAATTTACAAGCTTAACTCCCTTCATTCCCATACTTCTGATATAATGTACTCCATCTATGTATCCATTTTCTTGAAGCATAACCATGATTGCTTCCCATCTGTTTTGGCTTATCCCTAATGCTTCAGCAGATATTAAGGATAAATCAGGCTCTTCATAATCCATAGCCCTTTCTAACACTT